ACCTCTTCCAGATTTCTTTTCTGGCATTTCGATTTCAGCGTGAAATTCCATAGCGTTAAAAATTTTGTTGTTAGTAAAAATATGACTATCTTTGCATCGAAAACCCGAAGGTGGGAGGGTTTCCCCTCCCTTTGGTTCTCAAATCCAAACTTTGAGTTTGATTTTGAATTTCCAAATCCTAATGAAAATTGTGGCTTCCATAAGGCTTTCGGGTTTTCGTTTTTCCTACTCTTTTCAAGATTTTCGGATTCCTCTGCTTGTCTCTCATTGACAATACAAAGGTACGAAAACCATTTGAAATACGCAAACAAAATCAAATATATTTTTACTTGTTTCGCAATTTTTTTTTGCGAAAGAAATCACGTGTGCCTGCAATCAGGAAAATGCAGATAGTCAAGCGAGAGTGAGAACGGTGAAACAGCATATCCAATCTTTCCGGATTATTGCATATATCTTTGCCGAAAATTGTATATATAATCGCCAAAGATATAGCCAAAAAATTTGTTAAACGGTATTTTTCGGAAAAAAGGACATGTTTCTATATTTGCACCAAGAAATTAAAAGACGATGATTGAACAAAAGTACATTGACATGATTCTCGACCGTATAGACATCGAAGACGTGGTGTCTAATTACATCGGCGGTCAGTTTCATAAGAAGGGTGGCCGCCTCTGGGCGTGTTGCCCGTTCCACGAGGAGAAGACACCGAGTTTCTGTGTGCAGCCATCCAAGGGCACTTGGCATTGTTTCGGCAATTGCAACGAGGGAGGCAACGTCATCGGCTTCGTGATGAAGGCCGAAAACCTCCCGTTCCCGTTGGCGGTGAAGAAGCTGCTGAAGGATGAATTGCACATCGACCTGAAGGAGACCGACTACCAGGCTACGCCAGAGGAGGAGGAAGCGCAGAAGCGACGTGAGACCATGTTTATCTACAACGACTACCTCTGTCAGTACTTCGAGGAGTGCCTGCAGGCCGACACGCCTGAAGCCAAGGCAGCCAAGGGCTACATGTTGAGCCGTTGGGACAAGGAATACTGCAAGGAGATGCGCATCGGTTTTGCGCCCGACTCATGGGACGACCTCACCAGCTGGTGCGACGGCAAGGCATTGCAGTTGGAGATACTCGAAGAGATGGGCGTGCTCCGCAAGAGCGAGAAGACGGGCAAGCTCTACTCGTTCTACCGCAACAGGCTGATGATTCCCATCCGCGACCGCTATTCGCGCATCACGGGATGGACGGCCCGCACATTGTCGGAGCATGAAGACCGCAAGTACATGAACTCCAGCGAAAGCGAGATTTACCACAAGGACAAATCCGTTTTCGGTATCGACACCGCCGCACGCAAGGCACGCCAGGAGGAAAAGCTATACTTGGTGGAAGGCGGTCCCGACGTGATGAAGTTGCAGAGCATCGGCATTCTCAACACCGTTGCGTCGCTCGGCGGTGCATGGACTGAGAGCCAATTGGACATGCTCAGGCGATTCAATGCCACGCTTTGTTTCATTCCCGACTCCGACGTGCCCAAGGCAGGGGAGAAGATGGGAGCTGGTGACAAGAACGTCATCAAGAACGGTTCGTTGGCAGTAAGGCAAGGCTTTACCGTCAGTGTGCGCGAGATACCCAACGAGACGGGAAAGAAGTTGGACCCCGACAGCTACATCACCGACACCGTCAAGTTCTCCACCATGGGAGAAGAGGAATTCTTGGTATGGTATGCCCGCAAGGAGTGGGATGACGGAGCCACCACCGAGGACCGCCTGTCGCTGATTAACAAGATATGCGACCTGATAGTCTTCATTACCGACGAGAACATCCAGAAGGCATACATCACCAAGCTATCGGGCACCTACGGCCACAAGGACGAGTGGCAGAACGCATTCAAGGCAGCCAAGCGCAGGCGCATGGAAGAGCAGAGCCGACGCAACAAGAGTGGCGATATCGACATGCTCAGGCAGTTTGGATTCATCGAGAAACACCATTGCTATTATGGTACCAACAAGGAGGGTGCCGAAATACAATGGTCGAACTTCACCTTGAAACCGCTCTTTCACATCAAGGACGACATACGCCCAGTGCGCTTGTTCGAGATTAACAACGACGATCCAGAAGACAAGAAGGAAATCATTGAACTCGACATGGAGGTATTCACCTCCGCCAAGGCACTCCGCAAGAAACTGCTCGGCATCGGTAACTACACGTGGTTGGCAAGCGAGGAACCGCTGATACAGTTGCAAAGATACTTGGCCAAGGTGACAGAGACCGCCGTAGAGATAAAGCAACTTGGTTGGCAAAAGCAAGGCTTCTTCTGCTTCTGCAACGGAGCGCAGGAAGACGGCCAATGGCAGCCCATCGACAACATGGGCATCGTTCGCCTGAAGGCTGGCAAATACTACCTGCCCGCCATGAGCCAACTCTATAAGGACTCCACCGAACTGTTTACCAACGAAAGAAAGTTCCGTCACCAGAACTATTCCAACTTCACCCTACGCGAATACTTCAGCAAGATTGTAGAAGTGTTCGGCGACAATGCGAAGGTGGGATTGTCGTTCTACCTTGCTACTTTGTTCAGGGATATCGTAAAGCCCAAGGCGAGATTCTTCCCGTTGCTGAACATCTTCGGTCCAAAAGGTTCGGGAAAGACCGAACTGGCAGAGACGTTGATGACATTTTTCATGACCGACAACGAGCCGCAGAACATCGAAACGGCATCGGTACCGGCATTGGCCGATGCAGTGGCCAGCGTGAGCAATGCGCTCATACACCTGGACGAGTACAAGAACGGCATTGACATCAAGAAGATTGAATGGCTGAAAGACCTGTGGGGAGGCATCGGTAGAAGTAGGATGAACATGGACAAGGACAAGAAGCGTGAGCAAGCTCGCGTGGATTCAGGCGTGATCATCACAGGTCAGGAAATGCCGACGGCAGATATCGCCCTGTTTACCCGGCTTATCTACCTCACCTATGACAAGCAGCACCACACCCAGGAGGAGAGAAACCGATTCACTGAACTGCTGCATTACCGCCTGATGGGAGCCACACATATCACGCTCGACATACTGAAGCACCGCGAGAAGTTCGAGGCATCGTTTGGCGGAGCATGGAAGAAAGCAGAGGCAGACGTTGAATTCAGGTTGAAGGGACGCGAGATTATGGACCGCATCGAGCGCAACTGGCTTATACCCCTCTCTGCCTATCTTGCCCTGCAGGGAGTGTTGGACTTTCCGTTCGCATACGAAGACCTGCTCACTATCTGCGTGAACGGCATCGTCAGGCAGAATGAGATGTGCGCTTCCACCGATGAAGTGTCGGGCTTCTGGAACATCATCAGCAGTGCCCAGCAAAAAGGCAGTTTCATGTATGGACAAGACTATATCATCAAGACCAAGGACAGCCTGAAGACCAACAAGAGCAAAGACGCGTTCCACTTCGAGGCACCCCGCCAAATCCTGATGATAAGAAAGAACATCATGTTGGCCACCTACAGGCAGCTTGGAAGACAGATGGACGAACGACTGTTGCCCTCAGAGTCAATCCTTCACTATTTGCAGATATCACCAGAATACCTTGGTACCGCCTCTAATCCGGAAAGATTCAAGAAGTTCAACACCAATGGGCAGGCAATACTGGAACAAATGATGGACGGTGACAAGGTGATAGGCTATAAGACCATTTGGCATCAAGACCGCCCGCTATGTTTCGACTACAAGATGATCAGCGACAAGTTTGGCATCAATCTTGATAGTTATACAGGCGATTTGCCCGACATGGAAGACGTGGCAGATGCCAGGGAAGAGAGGAAAGAGGAGGATTTACCATTTCCACCACCAGAAAAGGAAGCGGCACCTTACTAAATTACCGCTATTTGTTCAATTCGTCGTTAGTGGCGTTCGGCTCCAGTCGGACGCCTTTTTTCGTCTCTAAGCGAAAAGAATTGATGATAATACGCAAAAACCGAATGTAACATCTGTAGCATTTTGTGCATCGTTGATAATCAAGCGTTTAACTCTGTAAATGATTGTAGCACGATTGTAGCATTTTGTAGCATCGAGACGCGAAAACACCCAGTTTGTAGCAATGTAGCAGCACTTTTGAGTATATTGTAACATCAGTATAAAACATAACATTTTGATTATCAATCAATTAGTATTTGATGCTACAATGCTACAAATGCTACATCAAATATATATACACGTGCGAGAGAAATTTTGAGGGAAATATGAGAGATAATTTCCATGTATATGATGAAATTTTCCCGTTATCTTTGGAAAAGTGCCGTAAACTTGCTATCTTTGCAGCATCTAAACATCTTGATTATGAGCCAATTTTGTATCTATGTAAAGCTGCAGCCCTTCGTCAGCCAGTTTCTACAGCATTCGTTGGGCAACCCTGTTGAGTTTCCGCCACAGAGCGTGGAGAACGGTACCATTCACTGTTTCATCGACCGTCTGCCAGCAGGCAAGCAACCCGACGTAGCCGCCGACGACTTGACGGCCATCCGCATTCCCGACAGCAAAACCAAACCCGCTGCCAATTACAACTACCTTTCGCCACGTGGCAAGAATGCCGTCGTGGAATGTTGCGAGCTTTTGTTCAACAGAAACCTATGGGTGGAACTTGGAGACATGTCGGCCTTGGGTTGTAAGACCATGACCGCCATTTATGCCTGGTGCGAGAAGCACGGCATCAGCATCGACTATGCAGACACCATCAGGCAACGTTACTATCGAATGCGCGACAATTATACCAGCCGAGGAATCGACCTCAGAAAAAAAAGTCGCAACAGAAAAGGCGATTAAATTCTTTTAACATAAAAAAGAAAGGATAAGATATTGATATTTTGGCAGTGCCAAACAACCCCGAACATTTCCGAACAAAACAAAACATTTGCAAGCATGATACTCAACAACATCATTTCCATCTCATCCGTTCCCTCGCAACTCATTACAGGCTTCCGTCGCACGAGCGAGACCGAGGCCGTGATTAGCAAGGATGTCACCTTTACGCCCGTGGAGCACATCAAACGACCCGCACAACTTGTGATTTCCGACAAAATCGAGAACGGAAACCGCATTTACTCCGCCAAACTCACGTTTCAAACCTGTGTGGAGTGGATGCCCAACCCTGACCGTCTGGTGTTTCTCTGTCGATCCATCGACGGCGTTTACTATCTCATCGGTACCGACGAACGGCCTTATCCCATCGTCACCCAGCAGCGCGTACACCCGAAAGATTCTTCAGAATCGCAGTTGACGGAGGTGTCAGTTGCCTATTCTTCACCGCAAATATGCCCTATAATCAAGGGTTTCGTGTAGTTTTAGCAAAAAATTTCCTCGTTTACCTTTGCAATAAATCAATATTTCTTAGTCGCACATGGAATATCAATTCGTAATAACAGGCACAATTGGCATGGGTTATGACTGGTGGACCGGCCAACGCGGTACCACCGTCAAGGACGTGCGCGACTTCCTCTCTGCCCACAAGGACGAAGAGGTGCACGTTGCAGTGAGCAGTCCTGGCGGCTACGTCGATGCAGGCTTGGAGATTTACCAGCTCGTAAGGGACCACGGCAAGGTGCACATGCACATCCTGGGCATGACGGCATCGGCTGCAACCTTCCTCACCATGGGAGCCATGACGGTGGATATGGTTGACGGTTCGCTGATGCTCATCCATAATTGCAGTACGGCAGTGATGGAGTGGCAGAGTGCCAACAAGCAAGAACTTGACCGCATCATCGAGAAATACAAGAAGGAACGCAACGACCTCGACACCATTGACAAGGTGATTGCGTCGCTCTATGCCAAGAAGTCGGGAAAGACCATGGAAGAGTGCATGAAGAAAATGGACACGGCAGCGTGGCTCAGTCCTCAGGACGCACTCGACTTCGGACTCATCGACTCCATCCGTGACGATGAAAGCATCAAGAAGAACGCGCGAAACTTTTCAAATAACATATTCAAGGAGTACGGACTCCCGCCTGTCCCCGTGGAAGGCGCAGATCCAACTAAGTCGCTTTTCCGAAAGTCGGTGGATGCGATTAAGTCCATGTTCCATAACGACCCCGCAGTAAACGATAAACCAATGATCAAAATCTTTATGAGCGTAATGGCACTCCTTGCCGTTACCGACGGTTTTAAGCCCAACGACGATGGCAGCATCTCGTTGACTCAAGACCAGATGAAGACCATCGATGACCGATTGGGCGCACTTGAGCAGGAGGTAAAGGATGAGCGCGAGGCAAAGGATGCCTTGCAGAAGAAACTCGACGATGCCAACGCAAAGCTCAAGAAGGCACAGGATGACCTCGCTACGGCCAACGAGACCATCAAGAACCTGAAGGGTGCTCCTGGCGACAATACCGATGGCAAGCCGTCTGGCAGTGAAGAGCATGAAGAATACGACTTCCTGGAGGAAGCTCGTAAAAGTTTCAACAGAATTAAGAATCTCTAAGAACTATGAACGTAAACATCACTCCCCAGGCACTCTCAACGAGTGCAGCTAAGTATCGCAAAGAGATACTCATGATGCCAGTCTTCGCCCTTGGCAAGTTCTTGCAGCACGTCTCTCTCCGCACTGGCATTCGCTACAGCGAGACGGTAGGAGAACTTTCGGGCGTTGCGGAACTCGGACCATACAGCGAAACTCGCGTGGATGACAGCGACATCGCCATTGCAGGTCGTACCCTCTATACCTATTTCGGTAGCTTGGTGAAGAACTTCTCTCCCAACAAGGTTTACAGCAGCATCTACGGCAATTCCATCACCAAGGGCGAAGGCCTGAAGAACGTGGATATCGCCCGTGAGGTGTTGAACTTCATTGCCAAGAAAGTTGGTGACGGACTGTATCGCCACATGTGGGATGCCGTGCGCAATGCCAACGGCACGGGAACGGTTGACCTCTTCAACGGTTTCGACACCATTACGGCGACCGAGATAGCAGCTACCAACATTGCTGCAGCAAAAGGAAACTTCCTGCAGCTCACTGAAGAAATCACGGCAAACAATGCCGTTGACGTGCTGAAGAGCATCTATCGTGCCGCTAATCCTCTCTTGACTGATGGAAAGACGAAACTCTTCGTTGCTCCCAGCATCCTCGATGCTTACAACGACGACTACAAGGCCACCACTGGTGCCATCGCCTACAACAAGGAGTTTAACCAAACCTTCCTCGAAGGCTCTGAAAACAAGTGTGAGATTGTGGCATTGTCCAACAAGGCCAACTCCCAATTCATTCACCTCTCAACCAAGCAGAACATGCTTGTTGGTGTCAACCAGACAGGTGAGGAGGAAACGGTTGCCGTTGAGAAGCACAGCGCATTCGTACTGCAGTTCATCATGACAGCCTTCTTCGGTTGCGAATTCGAGTCAATCAGCAAGGAACGTCTCTTCGTTGCGAAGCTCGCTCAGTAATGTAACATGTATAACATTAGACAAGGAATGTAACTATGGCAACTACATGCACCAATACCAATAACCTCTACGAAGACGTGGAGTTCTGCCCAGGCGAGGTTTCCCTGCCTGGAGTGCGCGACCACTTCTATTTCATCCGCCGCAAGGAAATCGCAACTTGGCCAACATTGCCACGCAACGGTGCCACCGACCTTGACCACGTAGCCGTCTATGAAGGCAACTTCGGGTTGGCAGCTGATGCCAAATGGCATAAGGTTGACCTCGTTCCCAGCGAAAGCGAACCAAAGAGTGAGCAAGCGGGCAGCTACGGAAGTTTCCACTTCAACAACTCCATCTCTCTCGTTCTCCCCGGTACCGCCAAGAAGGTAACGGGATTGATTACCGAACTGAACAACGATGACGTGATCATCCTCGTTCCACAGCGCGACGGTCAAGTGCGCGTCTTCGGTAGTGAAGCATTCAACGTCTCCGTCAATCCGTCTCAGGCATGGGGAAAGGGCAGCAACGATGCCAACACTACCACCATCGAGGTGAGTTGTGAAGACATGGCAGCCACTCCTTTCTATCCTGGCGATATCGTCACCGAAGGTGGAACCATCGACGGTGCAACCGATACGCTGAAGACGCAACAGCAAGGAAACTGAGCAACAGGAAAATGATAGATAGTCATAATTTTATATTTTAGGTTGGAGGGCAGGCTGCTTAAACGTATGCCTGCCCTTTTTAAAATGATTGAAAACATGAAAGTAGACCCCAAATTTACGAAGCAGATTCAGGACTGGCTGAACATCGAGCAGAAGTCGAATGATGACATTGCCGATGGCGCACAGCTCCTTTTCCGCATCAATCCGCGCAACGTGGCCTATCGCCGTTACCTCCAGTTGGCGGTACAGCGACCGAAAAGCATCGTCGGAAAGATTGAGTATGAATTGAAGATACACCTGAAGTATCGTCTCGACGGCCTTACCTTGGAACAGGTGAACCGTCTCGATCGTGAAGTGATTCCGTCTGCAGAGAAGATTCTTTCCGCTGGTCAGCCAGAGGATGGTACCGAAACGGTTGACTCCGAGCAACCAGCGAACATTTTGCGCCTTGGCCGTCGCCAAGACCACGACCAACTTCCCGACGAAATCAAGCAGCTGTGGGAAGACAACGGCAAACTGTACAAGGACATCAAGGCGACATTCGAGGAACTGAAGTCGATGGAAGACCTGCCGTCGTGCCAACGCTACGACAAACTGCAGCTTCTCGCGTCGATGGACAAACGCTACATGTCGCAGATGGAGAAGTACGATGCCTTCGATAACACCCCTACCAAACCTGCAACACCTACCGAACCTGCATCCCCTAAAGACACCGAATCAAACAGCAGCATCCTCTCCGCCCGTAGCTACATCAGCAAGAACACCGAAAAGTTGGCTTCGCTCGTGTCAGCTGCCGCCAAGGAAGGTACCGCTGAAGCATTCGCTGCAGCCAACAAGTTGCGTGAGAGTATGCAGGAAAGAGTGAACATCCTCCTTGCCGCCGATATGGTGACAGACAAGATGCGCTCATCACTCCTGGACCTTGGTATCGTGTTTGAGCCATCTGAAGAGCAGCCTACGTCTCCGTCTGAGGAAAGCAATGACCAATCAGATACAGCAGCTGCTGAAGCCTCTGAGTGATTGCCCCGTGCAATCATACCTCGGAACTGGCATCCACACGCTCGGCTTGTTGGGATGGATTCTCCCGCAAGTCGGGCGTGCCGACGTTTACCTCTAACCCATAACCCACAATTCCCATGAGCCTACCAGCTAAGATAGACGATTACCAGCTCAACCTGTTTGCATCGGTCGATGACATGAACGAGCGCAACGTGCCGCAACACATCCAAGTGCGCTTGCTTCGACTGCGTGCCCTCTATACGTTCTGGCTCAACTTCCCCTCGAAGACCACGCGAGAGATGGTGCAGCAGGACATGACGATGCATCCCGACATCAAGCAGCGTGAGGCATACGATGACATCAGGCTCATCAAGATACTCATCGGCAACATCGAGGCGGAGACCAAGGAGTGGCATCGCTTCGTGTTCAACCGTCGCACGGATGAGGTTTACCGACAGGCCATGCGCGACCATGACAACCGTGCCGCCGAGAAAGCCAACGCCGATTATGCCAAGTACAACCGTGTGGGAGAGATAGACCAGCAACCGTTCGACTACGACGATATCATCCCTCACCAAATCGAACCTACCGACGACCCGACGGTTATCGGCATCGCACCCGTCAAGGACCTGCGCGGCAAGATACAGCGCATGAAACGAAAGTTGGGTGCAGACATCCAGGATGCGGAATTCGTAGAAATCAAGGACGATGGAGAAGAAGAAGATATACCTCAATGACGCACAGTATTACCTGCTGTCGATGTCTCCCCGTACGCTCGTGGCGGTTTGTGGCCGTGGTATCGGCAAGGGAGTGATACAGGCTTCACGTGCCTTGCAGTTCCTTCAGGCTATGCCTCGTTGCTCGCTTGGTTTCGTGGTACCGAGCGTGAAGCGCGGTCTCACCAACATCCTGCCGTCTATTCTGATGCACCTGAACAGCTGGGGCTATCGCAAGGACCAACACTATTGCCTTGGCCACCGACCGGCAAAGGCATGGCATTGGGCACCGCCCATCTGGGAACCAGAGAACTACGACAACATCATCTCTTTTTACAACGGCTCATACATCACGCTCATCTCTCAGGATCGTGTAGGTACCAGCAACTCCATGTCGCTCGATGGCTTGATGATAGACGAGGCAAAGTTCATCGACTTCGAGCAGCTGAAGAACGAGACGTTTCAGGCTAACCGTGGCAACGAGATGTATTTCTCCAAGTGTTACCTGCATCATGGCATGACCATCACAAGCGATATGCCCGTCACCAAGGCGGGTTCGTGGTTCCTTGGTTACGAGCAGCAGATGGACTCCGACGTTCTCTCCGTGGTGGAGGGTCTTGTCTATGCCGTGTGGAAGACCAAGCAGCAGCTGCTGCAGCACCCCGAACGGGAGGAATACTACCAGCGCAAGCTGTCGCGGTTGAACCAGGAACTGAATTTCTTTCGTGGCAACCTGACACTCTACAAGGAATACTCCAGCATCGAGAACCTTGCCATACTGGGTGAGCGGTATTTCTACGACATGAAGCGCAACCTGCCGGCCCTCACCTTCGCCACCTCCATCCTCGGTCTGCGACTCACCATGTCGAAGGATGGATTCTACAGTGCCCTCCGTCCCATCAACCTCTACACCGCACCGAACATCTCACACCTCGACAACCTCAATTACGACTTCGAGCGATTGCAGAAGGAAGACTGCAGGATGGACTCCGACGTTGACTGCGGCCTGCCGCTCATCATCGCCTTCGATGCCAATGCCAATATCAACTGGTGCGTGGTAGGTCAGGTGGGCGACGACAACAAACTGCGCGTGGTGAAGAGTTTCTACGTGAAGTATGAGCGCAAGATTCCCGAACTGGTTGACGACTTCTGCAACTATTATATGTACTATGCCTTCAAGCAGGTCATCTTCTATTACGATACCACGTTCATCTCCAACAACTACGCATTGCACAACGACGACTTCCACGCCACCATCGTCTCAGGGCTAAGGCGTGAAGGTTGGTACGTCAATGATGTCTGCATCGGTCGCCAGATGGGGCACATCGAGAAGCAGGCACTCATCAACCGCATGTTGCAGGGCAGGGCAGCGCACCAGGTACTCATCAACAAGGACAACAACCGCGACCTCCTTCTCTCCATCCAGACCGCTGGTGTCTATATGGGTAAGAAAGACAAGCGAGGCGAGAAGCTGGCAGAGACAGAGGAAGACAAGCTGGAGAACCGCACCGACGGCTCCGATGCCTTCGACACCCTCTGCATCGGCGTGGAGAAGTTCCCCAAGTTGCAACTCCGCATGGCTGGTGCCGTCGTCTCTTCGTTTGGTGGGAATTGATACACTCATACCATCGTCGTTGCCAAGGCATTGCGTCTTGGCAATTTTTTTCGTGCCACCGCAAACGAGGCGTGGCAATTTCCACACAGGGAAATTGAGCGTCACGGGAATTAATGTTTACATATTCCGTTAAAGTCAGAGAGGCAATTGCCTTTGTCTGCGTAGGGCAGTGGGGGCTGTTGCGCGAGTGATTTTTGGATTTTTCGGTCTCAAAATCCAAAAATCCCTTTGTTTATGGCCATTTCAGAAAAATACACCGTGCAAAAACGTTGCAAAACACGGCCTTTCGTTTTTTAATTTCCATCGTTTCCGCTTCCCTTCCCGTCAAAAATGCCAAATTTCCTATTGTCATCGGCACATTTTTGCGAAATTGCCTGAAAATTTCCATCTCTGTTTTCCGCTTGGAAACGGGATGGAAACAAAAAAACTTTTTCTTTACAAATGTATATTCCCAGATTATTGCATATATCTTTGCCGAAAATTGTATATATAATCGCCAAAGATATAGCCAAAAAATTTGTTAAAAACTATGGTTCGCCCAAGGCGGCCACTATTTGGCTCACCTGAAGCGACGTGAAGGTGCGTTGGCTATGGGTGTAGCCCGACTTCTCCATTACGCCCATGAGCGTGGGGTGTACCTCCATCCATCGGCGGAACTTCTTCCAAGCCGACTCAGGCAAGATGTCAGGGCAGTAGAGCTGTGCCAGCTCCGTTCTGCCGTATGGTTTAATTCTGAATGTCATCATGTGTGTCTTAAAGCGGCCGCAAAGGTAAGACAATAAAACGGCAAACTACCACAATTTCCCGATTATAAACGCACGTAACCGCATACATTCGTATTTGCGCCAGTGAGGGTGCGTATCTTTGCATCGGTGGGAAACTCCCGCTAAACACTAAACATTAAACACTCAACAAACAATGATTCACTACAAAGTAAGACAAGACAACCGCGACGGTAGCGACTTCAAGGGAAAATGGTACGCACGCGCTACCCACGAGCTCATGGAGTTCGACGAGTTCATTAAGCACATGGCCAACCACCACTGCGCATTCTCTGAGGCATTGATACGCGGTGTTCTCATCGAGACGGAGAACTGTCTGCGTGAACTGCTTCTCGAAGGCAAGGCGGTACGTATCGACGACCTTGGTATCTTCAGTATTGGCTTGAAGACGAAGCCTGCCGACACTGCCGACGACTTCAATGCCCGTGACAACGTGGTGGGATGCCGAATGAACCTCTACCTCGGCAAGCGTTTCAAGGCCGTTGACCTCTACAAGGACTTGAAAATCCGCGAAGCTGACATCTATTTCCCCGACGAGGATGCAGAAGACGGTGAGGATGCCGTGAACCCGTAACCATTTTCGTGACCCCACGAAAATGATGACACACCGTAAAGTTTGGGCGTGATGCAAGCCGATGCACCGCGCCCTTTCTCCTTTTCATGACCGCACGAAAATGACGGGTAAACATCAGATATTTGTATTTAAATATTAAATTTAGACTGAAATTTAAACGAAAAACAATTTTAATGGTCAGAATATTTGGAAGATACGTATTTTATTTCTATATTTGTAATCCGAAAATGAAAGGAGGTGATTGATTGTGTTTAACATTGCGAGTTTTTTCTCTGAATCGTTTTTTACCATAGCTCGTGGCCTTTTTATGATAGGAAAGTCTGCTAATGGTAGATATGAGAACGGATCTGAAGACATAAAGGAAATGCGAAAACAGGTGTTTTCACCAAAAAGTGATGGTGAAAACTTACGAAATGACCAAACTCTCATTAAAAACGACGCAAGAAAAGCATTTAACAAGGTGATAACGGAAAATGGCTAAGAAGTCTATTAATCGAAGGGAGACATTGGTTTCCACCGTTCAAGGTACGGGCAAGCAGACTGAGCAAACTCTTACTGTGGATGACAGTGCCCTGCCATCTCCCCAAGAACTTGAACATTACCAAAGGATAGACCCTCGCATCGTTGATATGTTTATCGACGTTACCAAAAAGGAACAAGAGAACCGCCATAAAGATATGGAGAGGCGGCTTGATATAATCGAGCAACAGCAAAAAGACGACAGGGAGGTCAATAGGCGTGGGATGTTGTATGCCTTCCTTTCCCTTGCTCTTTTTATCTTTCTCACCGCATTTGCACTTTACTTCGACCATCCGTGGTTTGCCGCTATTTCTTGTTTCTCGTCTTTCTTTGCCATTGTAGGCATGTTCTTTGGTTCGGATGGATTAAAAGACAAGGAAGAAAATAATGATGGTGAAGAAAATTATCCTCAAAAGCTAAGAAGATAATAAACAACTATCAATAAGATTAGCACATTCATTGATAGGTATAAAAAGGATATTGATGCTGGTGTCCTGATAGATAAGCCAGTTACACAATACATTTAAAAAGATCACTTTAGGTAAGCCAGGGCAGAAATGTTCTGGCTTTTTATGACGAGAAAACATCCGTGAAAACATCAGATATTTGTATTTAAATATTAAATTTAGACTGAAAACGATAATTTTCACCCTCTAAATTTGGAGGAAATATATAAAATGTTTATATTTGCAACATGATTAGGCTCATGGCGACGCACATCCGAAAGCCGCAATCTGCTTTGCCGCTTATTCTTGATAATGGATGTGCCGACCCCTGGGCATTATTTTTTGCATAATGAAAAAGAAAGAAAACAGTTTTCCACCCGTGAAGATTGCTGTATTAATAGACGGCGGATTCTTCGTAAAGCGTTTCAATTCCCTTTATAATAAAGATAAGAAGATGACAGGTGCCCAAGTGGCCAACCATCTTTATACAATGGCGATGAAACATGTAGGTAAAAGTAACACGCTCTACCGTATTTTCTATTATGACTGTCCACCAATAGACAAGAAGGTACACAATCCTGTAAGTAAGAAACTGTTCGACTTCAGTAAAACTGCTGAGTACAAGTTCCGTATGGAGTTGCTGGAGGAGTTGAAGCGAAAGCGCAAGGTAGCCTTACGCATAGGCACATTGAAAGACAATCATAACTGGCAGATTTATCCTGGTCGCGTGAAAGAATTGCTGTCTGGAAAGAAGAAACTGGAAGATTTGTCGGAAAATGAAGTATACTTGGACGTACAGCAAAAAGGCATTGATATGAAAATAGGCGTGGATATCGCCACTTTAGCTCTTAAAGGGTTTGTTGATACCATTGTACTTTTCTCTGGGGATTCCGATTTCGTCCCAGCTGCCAAGCTGGCAAGGCGAGAGGGTATAGACTTCATACTTGACCCTATGCAGGCAAACGTTGAGCCACAGTTGTTTGAACACGTTGACGGTATAACGAGCCTTGGACCTTTCAATGTCAGAAAGAAGAAATAATTATCCCACTTGAATAAAATGAGATTTTGACCTCTTAAAATCAAAAAATCAAATAACAATTGAACATGAAAAAATTTTTGTTTGTTTTAGTTTTGGCTTTATTTTGCCTAAATCTATCTTCTTGTTTAGACGATTCAGCCATTTATTGAAAAATATAAAGAGGATATTGACGCTGGTCACCTGATAGACAGACCAGTTCCGCAATACGTTTAAAAAGATCACTTTAACACCAAACCCCAGCCCAGCAAGGTTGGGGCTTTTTTATTTTACCTCTATCTGGATCTCCTTGCCGCAATGGGGACAAGTGATGGATGTAGAATCGGAATCGCCCAAAACATCCTCACGAGAGGCGAAGAATTGCCACACGGGAACGTCAAGTGCCTCGGAAAGTTTTTCCAATGTTGGCGAAGATGGGTTGACTATTGTTCTTGAAAGGTTTTCGCGTGTCATTCCCAATTTTTCTGCAAGGCTCGTAATCGTAAAGCCTTTTTCCTTTATCACGATTTTTATTCGATTCTCCATAATTTGAAATTTTGAGCAAAGTTACACAATTATTATAATTGTGATTAATATTATTCACTAAATAATGTTAATAAGAATAATATTAGTTACACAAAATTTGCGTGTGTGAATAATAATAGTTACATTTGCACCATCAAACGTAGAATCTTTTTTATGAATCTTTAAAAACATGCAAGTTATGAGAAAGAATGATTGGCTAAGCAAAAGGAGCAACACATTTTCCACTCTTTGCGGTGAGAACTTCACCCATGGCGAAGTGTTGAGCGTACACGCATGGCTGCTCGCCATGCTCTTGATGGGCGCGATAGCGAATAGTTTAGGAACATTATTTTAATGGAGGGAACGACTATGGAAAAGAACGGCAATACATCGGTCATCGTACCTACGGCAGAGGTGAAACTGGGCAAATACACGGCAAAGTTTACGGAAGAAAACCTCCAAGACCTGTACGACTTGATAAAATTCGTGAAGGAAGACCTTTTGGATTCTATTCGTGAATATGACGATTTTATCATTGCTGCCTATCGGGAGGATAACTCCAGGGCAGAAGAGTGCATGAAGAGTTTGGACGGACTGAGAGGGTTCGTTTGGTGGTTTGAACAGGTAAAAGGCATAGAAATCATATTGGAAAACGTAAGAAAGGATTGACTATGGCAAGGAAAGAAAAGCAACTGAAGGCAAGCGACATAGAGAAGGCTGTGTTGGACAGTTATTTCTCCACCCGTCAGACGGTGTACGACCAGAACATGTCGCTGATAGAGGAGCGTAAGACCACGCTGCAGGTGATGGACGACCTGTCGCCCATCCTCACCATCGAGGACAGCGTGATAGTGGACTACATGCTATGGGCTGGCTATATGCTCATTCAGGATGGCGACGGCAGCCCCGTATGGCAGATGTGGCGACTGCGATGAGAGAGAGATACCTATTTCATTAGATAATACTAAGGCACGGTGCCGTCCGTGACGGATATGCACCGTGTATTTTTTCGGACGATGGAATATGTGTACATTTGCAGAGTATTATTTTTCATGGTAATAAAGTTTTTAGTTAGTTGTGAAAAAACCGTGGCATGGCGATGCCCGGATGATGATTACACTCGCAGTAATTTTTTTCAGTAATTTTTTTTTCATAAGTCAAAAGGATTTTTCAAAAACAGTTATTTGGTTAATAGTTTTTTTTGAGATGAATTTTGTTAATTTTTCCCTGCCTCGCCGTGAGGCGCGACAGGGTTTTTACAGACAAGGAAATGATTGAGTACCAATTTTAATTTTTTCATATTGTTTAAGTTTTAATGATTTGTGTAAAATGTACTTTTGTTATTAGGTTAAAGGTTAGTTTTGTAGATTAATAGTCTCATAGATGAACTGTCATAATTATATTTTATGTTAATCGGAGAGGCAGCCACCCGTGAGGGCAGCTGCCTTTTTTCGTCGCAGTATTTTTAAGTAGGGCTTGTTAAGCGTATCTTTGCAATATGAACAACAAGAAACCCATACATTACACGGAGATGCGCAAGCAGCTGGACATTGCACGCATCCGTAGGCAGACGGTAAACCTGCGCTGTTGGAAACTCTCAACGGGTGATATCCTGGAGTACAATGGTTGGCTGGTGAAGGGCAGCCATTGGCACGGCGGTACCCACCGACTGCAGAACCCAGTGAACGGACAGGTGCGCGAGATTCGCGACATCTGCATCTTCGAGTTCATGGGCAGCGAGGTGTATTTGTAGTGTTGAGTGTTTAGTGTTGAGTGTTTAGTGTTGAGTGTTGAGTGTTTAGTGTTGAGTGTTTAGTGTTGAGTGTTTAGTGTTGAGTGTTTTAGTGATTATGGCAAAGAACAAGAAGCAAGGCATGAAGATGATAGGCATGAATGGCGACAACGAGGTGTATGCCATTGGTGGGGTGGGAATCAACGGTCCTTACGTGACCAATCACTCTACTGCCAATGCCGAATACGCGGAGAATTCGAGCACCATCTTTGATGACAACGGTACCATCAGTGCCAGACCCCTCACCATCGGCAACAAGAAATATGAGTATATCCCGTTCGGGTACGACGACCAACTGCCCTTCCATGTGATAGAGAAGGTGGGAGAGAACATGGTGATGAGCCAAAACAAGCTGTTCAACGTGCTGACGTGCTACGGGCAGGGGGTGAGGTTCTTCGACATCGCCACGCAGAAGCAGACCGCCGACAGCGAAATCAAGACGTTCGCCTTCAGGAACATGCTGCAGCGATTCTTCGTGGAGCAATGCCTTGACATGAAATACTTCTACTTCACGGTGACGGTGATCATCCTCGACAACCAAGGTTGTCACATCGTGCAGATGCGACACAAGGAGAGTTGCTATTGCCGTTTCGAGAAGGCCAACAAGGGAGGGAAGATAGAACACGTGTTTTATGCCAACTGGAAAAACCACGTGAACCCCGACGAGGTGGAGGTGATTCCGTTGCTCGACGAGACGGATCCGTGGGGAGACCTGCGCATTCGCCTTGGATATGACCCCGACCCAAAGACGGGAAAGAAGCGCGAACCGCTGAAGAGCGACCCAGCAGGACGGGCAACGAGAGACCGCAAGTTTGCCGTGCTCACCCGTTTTCCCACTCCCGGTTATCAGTATTACCCCATCCCGTTCTACGCCGCCATCTTCAAGGATGCTTGGTACGACATCTACGAGCTTATCGGCAAGGGCAAACGGGCGAAGATACGCAACTCGGCACCGCCACGCTTTCAGGTGGAAGTGCACAAGGATTATTGGGATAACCTTTGCGACCAGGAGGGAATCACCGACCAGGCTAAGCGCAAGGAGCGCATCAAGCAGGAGAAACTCAACATTGAGCAGTTCGTGACGGGTAGCGAGAACATCGGTAAGACATGGGTGACGGGCTACTACGTGGAACCTGCCAGCGGCAAGGAGGTGCGAATGGTACGCATCTACGACGTGGAAAGCGGAAAGAAGGAGGGCGGCGACTGGAGCGACGACGTGCAGGAAGCTGCCAACAGCATCTGCTATGGCGACAACGTGCATCCCAACCTCGTAGGCGCAACGCCAGGAAAGAGCGCGATGAACAACTCAGGCAGCGACAAGCGGGAGCTGTTCCTGCTGAAACAGGCGTGTGAGACCGCCTTTCATGACATGCTGCTGCATCCCTTCAGGGTGCTCATCTGGTTTAACGGGTGGCAGGACAAGGTGGACGTTGACGTGCCGATGATTGTACTGACGACGCTCGACGAGAATAAGGAAAAGAAAACGGTAAAACCTAACGGCAATGGCTAACATATATATATCGAAAGAGGAATTTGAAGCGGCACTCCCCGTGGCCATGACCAAGAACAACGACGTGTACGAGACGTTGACGAAGGCCATACGAAGGGCAACGGAGGAAGTGGCGACAGAGATATTGGGCAACGTAGGCGTGGAAGCTGTGGAGACTGGCGAAGACGGCAACTTGGTGTGCTCGGCAAAGGCACTCATCTCGTTCCGTGCCTTTCTCCGCAACTTCCGCAGTCTTGACCTCGTGCTGACGGCAACGGGATTCGGCGTGGTGAGCACACAAGACACGGCTCCTGCAAGCAAGATGCGAACGGATGCCCTGAAGAGTCAACTCGACGTAGAGGAAAAACGCATGGAGTGCGCCCTGTTTGGCCAGCTCTTCAAATTGGAGGGTTGGGGCGCACTGCCGTTGCGCCAAAGCCTTGTTCCTACGCTCTTCTGGCAGTTTGATTTTCTCGCTAAGTATGCGGGCGTGGATTCTCCCACCATCAACGACTGGCGCAAGGCACAGCCACTCATCATGGAGGCAGACGGCATCATACGCAGGCACATCGGCAACGCCTACATGGAGCAGCTGCTGACGGAGACGGTGACTGATGCCGTATCATCCGAAAACGCAAAGATTATCCTGCTCATACAACAGTTGATTGGCTTGCACGTGAGTGGCGACAAATCGGCAGAGAAAGTGATGTACAGACGACTGATGAACACGCTCGACGACAGCATCGACGACTATCCCGCATACGCGGATTCGGACGAATATAAATACAATCACTTCGTGGATCATGAGAACACGAAGGAATCAACCATGTTTCTCTTTAACGGATAATCGCAATGAAAGATATACTCTCAATCACCAAGGGCAACGACTTCACACTGTTGTTGGACCTGACTCGCAAACTCCCTGCAGAAGACTCGGTGTCCGAACCAGTAGTGGACTCGACCACCGATGTCTGCATCCTTACGTCGTGCGGCAAGCGCATCACCGTTCCCCGTACCGCTGAAGCTCATGTGCTGGGGTGGACGTTGGTAACGGTGAACGACAGGCAGCAACTCGCCATTACCATCCCGTCAAACGTACAGCAAATCGACAGTTATGGACTGGAGGTGAAAGGCATAGCCAATGGGGATAACTGGCGATACAAAGGGAAGGTTGGGGAGACGTTTGATATAGTGGATGCCACCAGTGAGCAACATATCCCAGATGACCAAGTGAGGATATACAACATTTGCTACATGATTGGCATTGGTAGCCAAAACCAAGACATGACTGGCTATGCCACTCAACAATGGGTGAGAGACCAACACTACTTGACAGAGCATCAATCGTTGTCGGGCTATGCCACAGAGCAATGGGTAAGAGAACAACACTACTTGACAGAGCATCAATCGTTGTCGGGCTATGCCACAGAGCAATGGGTGAATGAGCAGAACTTCCTGAAGCAGCATCAAGACATCAGCGGCAAGGAAAACCGAATGCAAATTGTCGTTCCCAATTCCTTATCCTTCTCAGCAGAAGCTGGCAAGTATTACCGCATTACGCAAAGCGGCGCTATCACCGTTACTCTCCCATCCGTGGTTAGTGATTACATCGAGGGATTCCTTCTCTTCTTTACCGCAGCAGCTGATGACTGTCTTCACTTCGACACTCAGGATACTGTTTTAAAAGCCGACGGTTACGAAATAAAAAGTGGCGACATTTGTGAGGTCAATGCCGTATATAATGGAGGCGGTTGGCAAGTGACCGTGGTTAAATTCAATTCATAGGAGGGCAGCGTATGAATCTTGGATTAATGAAAAGGAGAACATCACAGAATGATTTGCCGTATGACGCAGAGGTGGAATATTTAAGAAATAGTGGCGCAGAATATATTTACGTACCTATTAAAATTAATAACAATTGGTCTTGGCATCTTGACTTCATGAGAATATCTAATCAAAACGCCTATGCAGCAATTATATACGGAAACCCATATAAAATTGGATTTTGGACAAAAACTAACGGCATCGTTTGGACTAATAATACGGAAAATGTATATAACGATATAACAGTACCGCGCAACGAACGTATACAAATTGATGTAAACAGAAATACAATTAAATTTTCTTGGACAGAAACAAAAAAAACAGTGTCGAGTGTAGATTATACCATAAATGGTATTAATTTGTTCAAATGGGGAATTGGAGATAACAGAGGAGGAGTTCACAATATTTATAATTTTTACGCAAAAGATGAGAATGGAATTATTCGTATTAATTTAATTCCTGTCAGAATTGGTATTGTTGGTTATGTGTACGACAAAGTAAGTGGTCAACTATTTGGGAAACTTGGAACAAGTGATTTTATACTTGGTCCTGATAAATAAAAAACAATCAATATGAAACAATTCGGATTAGACAAAATCAAGCACATCATCTGTGCTTTTATTATCTTAACTATCGTGGCACTTGCCCTGAAGGGTGGTGCCGATTGGTCGAACATTGCCTGCGCACTCACCGGCGCACTCGCTTCCGAAACAGCTCTCTTCGGCAAGAAATTCTACGACAAGGTAATCAAGGGAACACGCTTCGACTGGGCGGACATCCAATGGGGACAAATCGGTGTAATCGGCGGGTTCCTGTGTGTCTGGCTATTCATGTAGATGTATGGACAGGCTCATCACACCAGGCTGCAGCGTGAATGGCAACGTGGTCAACCTGAAGGCTCCACGGTCATGGAAGGAACTCACGCAAAGACAACTGCGCTATGTGTTTTTCCTGCTTTCCCACTTCCAGACGATGGAAGAGGTGAAAACATATATGCTGCTCCGGTTCACGGGAATCAAGGTGGTGCGAAAGACTCCCAGTGGGGTGTATGGATATATCCGCAACAATGGCCGTGGCAAACGGCATTACTTCGAGCTGAAGACATGGCAGATACAAAGTTTGATACACCAGTTTGATTACATCGACTCGTACGATGACATGGGTGTGAGGTTGGATCGCATCCGTGGCTATCGTGCGGTCGATGTGATCATGCGAGAGGTAGCATTCATCGACTACCTGAACATGGAACGGCTCTACCAGCTTTTCATCTCCACGAAGGAACGAAAGCACATCGACAACCTTGCCTGTCTGCTCTATCGAGACAAGAAGGGAAATCCGGCGAAGATAAAGCTCGACGAGACCGAAGAGGTGGCTGTGCTCTATTGGTTTGGCTACGTCAAGGCGTTTTTCGGCAAGATGTTCCCGCATTTCTTCAAGCCAGCCACGGGCAACGAGCAAGGCAGGGTGAACTTCCTGAAGATAGCCAACGCACAGTTGCGCGTGTTGACCGATGGCGACGTAACCAAGGAAAAGACCGTGGAACAGATACCCTGCCTACGGGCATTGACCGAACTCAACGAGAAGGCACGAGAGGCAGAGGAATTCAAACGTAAATATAATAAATAGGTATGGACGCATTCAACCCACTGGAATATTTCGAGATGCTTGCGAAGAAAAACAAGCTCTGCAAGCAACATGGCTTCAAGCCCGTGTTCTGCTCTGGTCCCGACAACATCGAGGGCATCATGGCGGAATACAGAAAGACGGAGAACTTTATCGTCATCGACGACATGACCGACAACAACGTGCACAACAACAAGCCTGGTTGGTTCACTCGTTCGGTCTATACGGTGTGGGTGTTGGCTGGTACCACTTACAACGACCCAGAAGACAGGAAGGCGAAGATGGCACTCTGCAGGAGAATATTCAAGCAGTTCCTGTCGAAGATGATCAGCGACAAAGCAAAGCTCGTATATGGTCAGGATATGTATTACCTGGCACTCGAAAAAGTTTACTATAAGGAGTTGGGCCGATATTCGTTCAATGGTGCAACGGGTTTGTATTTCATGGTGGAGAATGACATCCCCGAAAACTTAGTCTTCAATTCGGATGAATGGGAAGAATAACATGCAGCCTCCCGTTAGCGAGGAAGACCTGCGCAAGTATGAGGAAGAATGGACCAAGGAGATGACGGTCTATTGGCGCGAGCGGATGCTGAAGCTCGGCATCTATCGCACTGGCGCATTGTATCGGTCGATAACGGGAACGCTCAACGGCAAAAGCATCGAACACCGTTTCTTTGAGTATGGTATCTATGTAGCCGCAGGAACTGGTAACGGCTATTATCGTGGCAACCCTGGCGATTTGGAATTCCTGAAGGACTGGAAGACCAGCGACAAGCACAGGAAGAAACGCGACTGGTTCTCTCGAAAATATTACTCCAGCGTGATGCGCTTGTCAGAATTCGAGGCAAGCTATTACGGCCAGGCATACAATGGACTCATCGCTACAGCCCTGCAAGACATCTTCGAGAAGAAAGGGCTTGTTGGCAATCTGTGATGCGTATTTTTATTTCCCCGCAACGAAAACTAAATTTGCCTTAAATAAGCAAAGACATGGTAAGCATCATAACGGAATACGACCAATTGTACTTCACTCCAGGAGTGCCCGACATGGAGATTTCCACCGACCAAACTTCAGTGGAGATTATCGTATCAGTAACGCCCATCAGCGGCACTGCATCGGTAATCTATGATGAAACGTTGTATGCTGTTGGCGGTCGCGTATTCCTCAGTGCCTTGCCAAACCTCTTGCGTGCAAGCATAGATCAATCGCTATTGGCAAGCGTAACGATATCGGTTACGGCTGACAATGGTTCCGACAGCGTAACATTCAACGTTCGACATTGCAACGCCCATCTTCTGGGTTCTGCAGCAAATGTCATCGACGGCCATTTCCTCACCTTGGCACAAGGTCGTCGCGTAACGTCGCTACATCGCACCGAGGCATTGCATTACATCGGCAACGACGACGTGACCGTTCAAGCCGTTTACGATGATCTTTCCACGAAGACATTCAATTTGTCGCCCGTGGCAGACGATACGCTCATCAAGCATGTTGACGTTTCGCCGTCTCTTTTCGTTGACGACTCCATCGGCATTCTCGTATCCTACACCGTCAACGCTGGCAGTAGAACGCAGCAATTCGACGTGGAGAGCGAGACACTGCACGACGTGATATGTGTAAACTTCAGGAACGCATTCGGCTGCATGGAGTACGTGTATTGCACGGGCAATATCGAGGATAATACGGAATTCTCCCACGAAACTTCGATGATCAACGGGAAATTCATTTGCTACAACGTGGACGAAAGGATTGAATACACGGCCGACAGCGGCGTAATCCCGTTCGGCAGCGTGAACCTCTGGAAAGATATGTTGCGATCCAAAGAAACATTCCTGGCAGACAACAAGGAGAACCCCCCAGTGGAACAGGTGACGCGCGTCGTCATCATCGAGGCAAAGCCATCCTACACCAACGACGATGCGGAGATGCCGCGATTCACGTTTAAGTTCAAACCCTCTGGCACACTCAGTATTTGCGACTTCCGTTCGCACGGACGAATATTCGATAACTCATTTGACTCAACATTCAATTAAGGTATGGAATCTATTGACAAAATAAAGCGACTGGCAGAAATCGTGTCGAAAAACACGGCTCCAAGTTCCAACACCAATACGCTCATCGGCAACCTCCTGAAGGCAATGGCACTCTACATGGCGGAGCAACACCATGGAGCGGTGGGCGGTTATCAGTTCCTTAACAGTATAGACGACCTGCCCACTGGCGACTTGACCGACAAGCAGAAGCGCACGGGCTACGTAGTGGGAGAAAACATCTACTTCTACGTAGGAACTGACGGCGACACACTCGACGGTGAATACCAAAACGGCGGTTCCTTCCATGGCACCAAGGGCGACGATGGTTTGAGCGCGTATGAGATTTGGAAGGCTATACCTGGGAATGAAGGGAAGACGAAAGAAGAGTTTCTTGCATCATTGAGGGAGAGTGGGTTTACAACGGAAGCTACACCGACAAGACCAAACACCATTGCAACAATAGATAACAAAACCATTTACGCAGTACCTGACAATGGAAGTGATACGTGGTCTGAATATATTTACGTTGGCGATATGTCGGCAGACTACGACGAAACAAAGTGGCTATTGATGGCAAGGCACAACGGCAGCGGATTGTCAAGTGCATTGGCTGATATAGTTGATTTGAAAGACGGTCTTTACAGAGGTTTTAACCCAAATAGTCTTTTGACACAAGGCGGATTTAGTTCTAACGTTGGCTCTGTTTTGGAAACATGGGGGAGTTCTACAAATGTCATGGCTATCATAAAGACACCAGTTAGAGTTTCTTGCAACGAAGGTTACTATATTAGGCAGATTGCTGGTTTGAATTATGATAATACCGCATTGGCTTCTATTTATAATAATACAGATGGTATTTCGGAATATTTCATTTCCGATGATATTTATAAGCGTGTTGCCGTACAATTCAAGAAAGTTGGTGGTGGAAACGTAAGCCCTACCGAAAACGTTTTCAAGATAGACTCTGGATATACAAACATAAACGACAGTCTGCAACAAATAAGCACCGATGTAGAAGATTGTGTTGATGCCATAGATGACATTAAAGATGTCGTAACGGATATTGACGAATGGATTCCGAAATCACCTTCCACTACTACATCGTCGATTCCTGCGGATAGCATGATACAAGGTGGTATTAGTCTAAAATATGACGGAAATACGCTTATTACTGATATTCCCATATCGCAAATGATAACGTCTGCCACAAATAGAATTTATACCAAAATTGACTACAGGACATTCCAATCCATAAAGTTTATTGATGGTGTAAATAATCATACATATGTTATAAGATGCACTGATGCAGATGATAACTTCTTGGGAAACGTAAGTGCAGTTGCGACAAATCAAGAAACAACAAGGCAAACAATTGAAGCTAAGAGTTTCTCAGAAGACATTAGGTATCTCTACGTAGTTGTGATTCCCGATAACAATGAAGATATTGCACCTTCTGAATTACTCGAACTTACTACTACACAACAAATCATTAAGCCTTTTGCTGAATCAGTAGCAGAAGCAATGGAGGATGATATTGCAATTGCACAAGAAGCGAAAGACAAGGCGGATGAAATAGAAGAATGGATTCCGAAATTCCAAACATCAGTATCTGAAAATATTCCTGCATCAAAAATGGAGCAGGGTACTGTAAGACCAGATAGTCCAAACAGCGGGTTAAAGGAAAGTCAATTGTTTCAAAACAATGCAAAGCATATCCGAACGAAGATAGATATTGACGGTTTTGTAAAAGTAAGAATTTTAGACAAAGATACATACAAGTGGACTGGTAGATATATAGATGCAGAAGGCTATTATATAGGTGACGAATCATTAGCTCCAGATGGTCAGGAAACGCCAGATATTACAAAAGCATCTGTATTAGCAAAATCTTTCGGTTCTCGTGTTCATCATTTTTGGTTAAACGTAAGGCGTATAGATGGAGAAGATTTAGCACCAACAGAAGTATTGGAACTTACCACGCTACAAGAAGTTACCAAGTCTTTTGCTGAATCATTAAATTCAGTACTTGGAAATAATGCATCTTTAAAAGAGTATAGTTTACCATTAGAATATGGATATATAGAAAACGATGGCAATATGAGTACTATTGTACAACGAGATACTTTTTTCCAGCACAAACGTACTCCTAATTTTATTCAGTTGTGTCCTTTCACGTTGACACTGACAGATTGTTCAGCTACAATATTTCTTTATGATTCAAATTTCGATTTGGTTGAACGTGTAGAGTATTCAGATTCTTTTGATACGGAAGATTATGTTGGTACGTGTATTTATTTCAAGATAGGAATAACTCTTAATTCTGATGTAACCAATGTAGATGACGTATCTTCTGTTGTTTTTATGACAACGAATTTTAAAGAGATAAAGAATAAATATGTATCTGTTGACGAAATTCCTTTCATATATCAAGTACATACTTGTTGCGGTAGAGATGTTGTTGTAGACGATGATACAATAGAGCAATTACCAGAACAAAAATATTATAATTCTGGTTTGTTACGTTTGCCACCAAATTACAATCAATTCGGAAAACCGTCAAAATTAATTTTCTATGCACATGCAAGTGGGCAATATCAAAAGATAACATATACTAAAATGAGTGTCGGTTCAACTGAATTTCCAAACGGAAAGTACACTCCGTTTTATGAATACCTTCAAAAAGAAGGGTATGCTATATTTGATTGTTTTGCTGTGTCAAATAAATATTCAAACGATTCGGCTTTTGAAGATGGAGGACTCGCATCTCCAACAAATATGGCTTGTATTACAAACGCTTACGAATGGGTTATTTCACACTACAATGTAGATAATAGTGGAGTTTACGTATTTGGAAAATCTTTTGGAGGTATCGTTTGCGCTGCCATGTTGTTCCAACATTCAATTCCCGTCAAGGCTGTTGTACCGCTTGCGCCCCAATTAGACCCAGTTGCAGGACAATTCGGTTATCAGGCTAACATGAGAGCTATGTACGTAGATGATACAGGACTTGACCCAGAAGTAACTATAAATGGAACAACTTATACTTTAATAGGTACATCATCTGGCAATGGAATGGACCCTGATGCTTTTTCAGCTCTTTGTCTGAAGAATATCAATCTTCTTGTAGGAGTTGTTCCTACATTAAGGAATATCATTCAGCCAGAAGTGCAAAACCTTGCTGGTATATGGCTTAGGGGACAGACAAATCTTAATGTAAAACGTCTTTGTTCTGTTCCGCTTAAAATATTCATAGCAAGAGATGATAACCACGTTTCCTATCAGGCGAGTGTTAATTTTGTCAATTCGATAAAGGCTACTGGTGGTTATGCTGAAATAAGGAGGATGCCTGACCATACAGGAAAACACCATGCAGTCGATAAGACGTCTGCGGCAGATGTGGAAGCTGACGGTGAAGCATTGGTTGTAAATCCTACAACCGCATTGGGCTACCAATGCACGGACATTCCTCTTGCGTGGGTTGAAATGGTAGAGTTTTTCAGAAGATTTTAAAAGAATTAAACAACTTACGACTATGGATAGTACTAAATGTAAAATGATACGTACCACGAGAGACTGCAGGGAAACAACTAATCCTGTCACTCTTTAGAATTGAGTAAATAAATACGATTATGCAACAAAACACTAAAGACTGGATACAATACATTTCCGCTGTGGCATTGATTGCCTCTGCCATCATACTTGTATTCACTTCGTTCCTCACCATTGAACGAGTGGGAGAAGGGGTGAATACGTATGTAGGGATTGCCATATCTGGCGGCCTTGCCATTTTTGGAGTGGCTGCCTACTTCGTCAACCAACTGGCTTCATTCAAGACGGAGATACGCAGGGAATTAAACAATATAAAGGAAGAGGAGGAAAGAAAATATGATCATTCTGGTGGACAACGGCCACGGTATCAACACGAAGGGCAAGAGGAGTCCTGACGGGCGACTGATGGAGTATGCCTACGCCCGTGACGTGGCGAAGGAAATAGTGAACCGTCTCACGCGATTGGGGTATGATGCCCGCAGGATCGTGACGGAGGAAACTGACGTGCCGCTGCAGAAGCGCGTACTGAGGGTGAACCAAGTTTGTCAGATAGCTGGCAGCCGTAACGTACTGATGGTATCGGTGCATTGCAATGCAGCACCGCCCGACGACGGCAAGTGGCACAATGCCCGTGGATGGGAGGCATACACGTCTCCTGGACGAACGGCTGGCGACCGCCTTGCCGACTGCCTGTACGCATCGGCACGCAACAATCTGCCCAACATATTCCATATCCGCATGGACATGACCGACGTGGATGCAGACAAGGAGGCACGTTTCTACATGCTTACGCAAACATGGTGTGCTGCCGTGCTCACCGAAAACCTCTTCCAGGACAACCGCCACGACGTGGATTACCTCTTGTCTGAAGAGGGATTCAACGCCATCGTTCAACTGCATGTTGACGGGATTGTCAATTACATCAAAACCCAAAAGCCATGAAAGGATGCCTTACATATATTTATATTTGCCTCGCTTTATCATCAATTACGTTTTTGGTAACGGGATGCGCCACGTCCAGCAAAAGCGAGTTGCTCGAAATCCACGACACGATTACCGCCCACCGCGTCGATACGGTGCAATTGTATGTTTACCGAACCGTACACGATACCATTCACCACCACACGGAGCATATCGTTACCGTCAACCAAAAGGGTGACACGGTGAAGGTGGTCAACAACAACTACATCCGTGAGCGAATCGTTGAGCGCGACAGCAGCGCATACTATAAGCACCAGCTCGACAGCATGAAGCACGCGCTCAACCAAAACCACGACAGCGAAAAGACGGTGGAAAAGAAGCCTCCTTGGTGGAAGTCGTTGGGAGGGGAAATCGTTGTCATAGCGTCCATCACACTCATGGTAACGCTGATTTTCCGAAAAAATCAAGAATAGAATTACCCTTTTGCGTTCAGCTTGAAAGCGTAGGAAGCCTCGGAATTGGTGCCCAGGAATGGAGGAGGTGATATGTCATCAACGACGTATCACCTCCAAATTTTTCATTTATCTCACTAACGTTAGAACGTAGTAATATCAATCTTCACCAATAATTGATAATATAATCGCCGATTATTATATCAATTATCGGCGATTATTATAGCAAAAAAATTGTTAAAGGGAATACAATAGGGATTCCCCAAGCGGAAATAGGGAAATTCCCTTGGAAGTATGGGAAGAAATGAGTAGATTTGCAACAAGAAAGGAATATATTTTTATGGCAACGTTATTTACGATAATTGTTATATTTGCGATTTGCTTCTTTGCATGGAAACATCCTGATGACCCCAATAGGATAGTTAAGTGCTCTGATGGAAAACACTACCGATTAAAAGACACAACCTATATGCCATGGGGATATGTGCCAAGATCGGGTTCTCATCCCATAGATTAGTATTTTTATTTAGATTTAACACAACTACCTTTGTACTAATAATAGTGTAAAGGTAGTTTTTTTTATGGCAGATAACACACAAACCTTCACCACTCGCATCTTCCTAAACAGCGAGGAGGCAAAGAAAAGATTGGAAGAACTTCAACGAAAAGTCGAAGAACTACGAAAAAAGAAGGAAGAGGCAGCCAAAGCTGGGGATTGGCCTACCTTCAACAGTTTAAAAAAGCAACTTGACCAAACTAACAAGGAGATTGTTCAAATGCAAATGTCTGCACAAAAAGTTGACCGTGTATTGGGTAATCTATCCAATGCGTCCATTAAAGAAATAAGGCAGACAATTAAAGCCATCAATCAGGAAATGAGCAATGGGGCCATTATTCGTGGCAGCGAAGAATGGAAATATCTGAATGAACAATTGAAAAGATGTAACCAAGAATTAAAAAATATCAGGTCAGAATCAAAGTTGGCCGATGATACATTAGGTTCCAAGAAAGAGGGTTTTTTGGATAGGTTCAACAAAATTGGATTTGCTATAACTAATATATTTGGAATCAGTGGTGGGTTACAAGGAGTATACGACAAGTTAACATCTATTGTAACAAGGTCCATCGAGCTCGCTGAGTCTGCCGAGGGTGTGGAGTTGGCATTCCAACGCCTTGACCGTCCCGACTTGCTTAACGGGTTGCGTGAGGCAACGCATGGCACGGTGACAGATTTGGAACTGATGAAACAGGCGGTAAAGTTCAAGGATTTTAACCTTCCTGTTGAACAGCTTGGCAAGTACTTGGCATTCGCACAGCAGAAAGCGAAGGATACGGGTGAGTCAATAGACTATCTCGTGACCTCTATCGTCAACGGTCTTGGCAGGCAGTCGAAGCCCATTCTCGACAACCTTGGCATATCCGCAAAGGACATAGAGGCTGAAGTGGGCAAGACTGGAGACTTCGTGAAGGCTGTTACCAACATAGTGGAGCGCAACATGCAGGCGATGGGCGAGTATGCCGAGACAGCCAGTGACCGTGCGGCCAAGGCTTCCACACGTCTGCAAAACGCACAGGTGGCATTGGGCAAGCAACTGTTGCCGATGAAGAGTGCCGTCAGCGGATTGTTCACGGAAATGCAGCTGGGATTCCTGTCCGCTATACGTTTTGCATTACGGTACAGGGAAGTGATTGTGACCGTAGCGAAAGCATTAGCCGTATATGCCACCGCCTACGCCGTGCTTTATGCCTGGCAGCAGCGACACCTTGCCATTACTGCGTTGACAGCAGCAAAAGAGGCAACGCTTAACGCCCTGCGCAAAGCTGGTATTGTCTTGATGGGGGCTTACCGTGTAGCAGTAGCCTTATTGACGGGTAATGTCGTAAGGGCTACCGTTGCCATCCGAGCCATGGGCATAGCCATGAAGACAAACCCATATACAGCCTTACTCTCTGTAGTGCTCACTCTTGGCACTGCCATCTATGGACTGATATCGGCATTCTCGAAAGGCGATAGTGCCGTGCGTAAGAACTCCGATGCCCTGCAGCAGCACCAGCAACAACTGCGCAACATCAAGCGGATAGAGGAAGAGGCAAACCGTGCCAGTGCCGAGCGGGTTGCGAAAGTGAATCTCTTGCGAAAGACAGTCGAGGATGTCAATGAGACGTATGCCAAGCGTAAGGCTGCACTGGAGGAACTGCGGCGCATAGTGCCCGAATATCACGGCCACCTCTCAAAGGAGAGAGGATTGTACAACTCGAATGCAGAAGCCATAGATGCCTATATCAAGAAACTACAGGATGCAGCCACGGCTCAAGCTGCCATGAGCAAGATGACTGACATTACAGAGCGCATCATGAAAGCCGATTTGGAAATCATGAAAAAGCAGCAAGAATTGGAGAAGAAAAGAAAGGAATTTGTGGTGGACACGTCTGATAGCCAACAGTATGGTGAGTATTTGGAAAGAACGCGTAAACTGCAGGAGAGTGCTCTCCAGATAGGCATAGACCAACTACGCAAGTCTAAGAACGAAGCGCAAAACGAACTCGATGACCTTAACAAATATCTGAAAGATAAGGGGATTGACCCCACGAAAACATCAATGCCAGAAACACGTGAAGGAAGATACAATAACGAGGAAGATGACGCAAAGGCAGAACGAGAAAGGCTGAAAGCAGAGCGTGACAGGCTGAAAGCTGCCGAACAGGCCGCCAAGGCTGAAAGCGATGCAATGATTGCCGCCAAGACCCATGAGTATGCAGTGGGAAAGATTTCCTACAGACAATACATCAAAGACATGGAAGCCTTGCAACGTGAGGGGTTGAAGAGACGCAGAGATGTATATCAACAGGGTTCTGCAGAGTATGAGAAACTGAACAGGGAGATAGAGGAACTCGACTTCAAGGGAACCCAGCAAATGAACCAGATGAAACTGGAAGACTTGCAGCGGTGTAAGCTACGCGAGCAAGCTATCATAGAGGCACAAGCGGCTCGCCACGAAATCACGGAACGGGAAAAACAGGAGCGGTTGCGCCTATTGGAAGAGACATACCTTGCAGACAAGGTGGAACTGTATAAGGAAGGTTCCAAGGAGCGCATTGATGCCGAGTGGGAGTTAGAGCAGACGGAACAGCGCAACAAGATACAACGTGAGCAAGAGTATCAAGAGACAGTTAGGCGGTTGCGTTCTGAATATCTCCGTATGGGCAACGATGAACAAATACGAGTTGCCATTGAAGGACTGGAGGATTTGCACCGCAGACAACTGTTGTCTGAAGAGGAATACCAGCGCATGAAACTGGCCATCCAAGCACAGTATGCGCAGAACCCGACGGAACGGCGCAACGAGGAGTTTGACGCTAAAGTGAACGACGCTATCACATTGGCACAGGCAAGGGCCACTGGCGGTTATGACAAGGGCAAAGGCATGTCGATGGCCAACAATCCCATCATGGGAGAGGTGGCACAATATCGTAGCGTGCTGCAGCAGCTGCAGACCATGCGCGAACAAGACCAGATAAACCATCAGGAATACGAGCAGGCAAAGGCACAGGTAACGTCGGAGTTCCTTGCCAACATGGTTTCGCAAGTTCAGGCAGCCTACGAGTCGGTGAACCAGGTGATGCAAGCGGCATCGTCATACTATGCCGCACAGAGTCAGTACGAGCAAGCCGTGACCACGAGGAAGTACGACCGTGAGATAGAAGCTGCTGGCAACAATGAGAAGCGTCGCAAGAAGATAGAGGAGCAGAAGCAAAAGGAACTGGCGAAGATTAAGACCAAGTACAACAAGAAGGCAATGAAGATTGAGATTGCACAGGCTTTCGCTTCCACTGCTATGGCTGCCATCAATTCGTACGCATCGGCTTCGAAGGAACATTGGCTGTTGGGTGCCGTAGCTGCTGCCATGGCAACGGCAGCGGGTATGATGCAGATAGCCACCATCAAGAAACAACATGCCGCTGAAGAGGCAGGATATTACGAGGGTGGATTCACTGGCGGCAACAACTGGCGCAAGCGTGCCGGCGTGGTGCATGAAGGTGAGTTCGTGGTGAACCATGACGGTGTGGCAAATCCCAACCTGTTGCCCATCCTCCGCGCTATCGACGTGGCACAGCGCAACAACACCATCGGACGGATTACGCCCGTTGACATCGGTATGGGAAACGGCGGTACAAACGTGGTTACGCCCATCGTGAACGTGAATAACGACAACAGCGAACTGGATAGATCTCTATCGTCGATGAACGAGACCATCAGCAGACTCAACGACACGTTGGCAAAGGGCATCAATGCCGACGTTTACTTGGATGGTCCAGATGGGTTGGCAGCCAAGCAAAAGAGATACGAACAATTAACGAGATAGAAAGACATGAAGTGCATCATTCCCATCACAGCCAACGGCACGACGGTACGCCACGAGTGCCACGCCAGCAACCAGTCGGTGAAGCTGACCAAGGAGAATATCATGATTAAGACTCGTGACACGTGGACGATGGAAATCACCTTCCCGTTGAGCATGAGAGAGAACATGGAAGTGTTCGGGCATATCAACCGCATCGACGTGACAAGGCGAAAGGCGCAGTTCAAAGACTGTACGCTATACGCTGGCAACACGAGAATCATCACTGGAACGGGTACCGTGACCTACGTATCCGACACCGAGGCAAGGCTGCAGATACTTGCAGGGAAAGAGGAGTACAGGTATATGGAAGGTTTCGCCCAGGAATACATCGACCGTCTGAATTACGTTATGCCTGCAGCATACACATACTTTCCCGTATCTAACAATCCAAAAGGCTACATTCGCTCAGAATTCGAAAGCAAGTATGAAGAGCTGTTGACTTATTGCACCTTCACGATCATACATTCGGGCAGCATCGTATGCAACTGGCCTTGGTTCTACGAGAACGGCACACGCATTTCGTTGCACAATCCTTCAGTGCAGCCTAATCTGTGGTTCGTGGTGCGCACGTGCATGGAATCATTGGGGTACGAACTTAAATTAAGCTGGTATGAGTACGACATCCCTTCTGGCAATGCCCAACTCATCCAGTCGAGGGCTTACGAGTTGTTTCCCAATGTGTATATGTGCAACGTCAGGAAACCAACCGTAAAGGTTGCCATGGCTTTGCCACATTGGACCGTTGAGCGTTTTCTTCAGGAAGTGGAACAACTGTTTAACGTTACGTTCGTGTTTTCTGAAGAATCGCACACGGCATTCATGATGGACAATGCCAGCCTGTCGAGTGATGAAGTGGCAGTGGAATGTGTAGATGAGTTTAGTGCAGAATACGACGACGACGGCATCAAACTCGTTGGATCATCCAATCTCGCATACAATCTCAGCGACGCTCACCCTGCAGGAATTGACATCAGCGAGGATATTTTGACGTTATTCAACGTCAGGGAGTTCGACAGCAAGCAAGCAGCTATCAATGACTGGATGGCTACGCAATCTGACGAGGAGACACTCATGACCACGATATGGAAATGTCCTGAAGGATATTTCTTTTCTGATTACGTGGAGGGAGCAAACAACGAAAAGACCTTTTTCTATCGAGATGCAGGACAGTTGCAACACCTCACACGTACTGAAGGAAACGCTGAAGATACCGTTACGCTCAACATTGCACCTGTGGCAATGGGATTTGTCAGGTTTAAGGCCATGAAAGGATTGGTTGGCAATTTATCTACGGGATGGTACGAGAATGCTGTCAATCTGCCTTGCACGGACGAACCTGTGGAGGAAGACGACGATTCGCCAGCTTATTACAGCGTGAAGATGGCGATTGACGATGAAGCGCAAAAGGATGACGAGGTGGTGGAACGTCTGGAGATTTTCACGTTGGGAAATAGCGTGGAGTATAACTTCCACGACGAATCGAGCGACGGGTGGGTTTGCAAACTGAACATTCGCTTTCCCCAAACCTTTGCCTATTCGGGATGGTACGACTCTCTTTACCCCGTTAATTCCTTGGCTCTCGACCGCGACAGGGTAAGCAACACCATCGGCTCTCTTCACGGTTCCGCGCGTCGCATCGAGGGACATATCCGCCACACGATGCGGTTCTTGTACGAAGGAATGCCCGACCCGAAGAAAATATACATCATCCGTGGCAAGCGGTTCCTGTGCGAGAAGATAGAGGTGGAGATAAAGGATGACAAGATTCAAGACCTGAAGACGGGCTATTTCTTCGAGATGCTATAACACTCCCTCATAGTTGAGCAACACCTTGTTTGCCTCCTTGATGTCCTTTGGCGTATAGGTATCGGTAATCAGGATGGATGAATGTCGCGCCTGATCGCGCACGGTCAGCACGTCGAGGTTCGCCTTCAGCATGTTCGTGATACCCGTATCTTTCAGGCTGTAAAACTTATAGGCAGAAGACAATTTCAAATCCTTCCTGACACGTGACAGCCAATAGTCGCGAAACATCTTCTCAGACTTCCTTTCCCTTCCTGGCATAAACTTATCGCTGAACAGGTAATGGTTGCTTGGATGCTTGAAAACATCGAGGTCTAACATCAGGTGCACCACCTTCTTTGGAATGGTCAGCACTGCATCGTTCCTGTTCTTGGTTGTCTCTCCATGGAGCGTTAGGGTAGGTCCAGAAAGTCTGATGTCACCTATTTTTATAAATGTCATTTCGTGAGGTCGAATGAACATATAATGCAACAGGTAGCAAGCCAATAGATAGTGCTTGTTTTTCGTCATCAGATAATCGTGGATTCTCTGCAGATCCTTGTCTGGTATCACGTCGCGGTTTTTCTTCTTTGATCGTCGCTGTACCAGTGATAAACCATCGGTAGGGCTAACCGTCAGGTAAGAACGCTGAAGCAGCCACGTGCTGAAGGATTTCAACCACGCAAGGTAATTGTTTCTTGTCTGCAGCGTGTTGTTTCTTTCCACGAAAACATAGTCCAGGAACTCGCACACCTTTCTCTTGTTGAGCTGAAAGATGTACTTCATGTTGTTCTTCGATGCCCAGCTGCTGAAGACGCGCATGTAGCTGAGATAGCTCGCAAGCGAATCCTCGCGCATGTCGTCATCCTTGACCAGTTTGTAAAGGTAGTCACGGTAATTGTCGCAAACATCCGCAAACATCGTATACTCCATCGGTGCCGTTTGCTCGATCCACGGATTCCACCCGTCAAGCAGTTTCTCCGTCAGTCGGTTGATGATACCACGGGCATAGACCTTCTGCGCCTGCTTACCCTTGATTCTTCCCAACATGATTTTCTTTCTCTTCATTTTCGAGGAAACGGGATCGAATGCCGAGAAACTGACGTAGCATTCCTTGCCCTGGTGAAAAGTCGGTGGAGTCCAACCTTTAACCTGGTTAATTATTCCCGCTGAAAAAGTCATTTTTTTACCCATTTCATTTGCCGAAATGAGTTCCGAATTATGTATTATAGTAAAATTTCCTGTCCTAAATCTGTCCGAGCGACATCCCTCCGACAACGATTAAAGGGTTGGAAACCAACCCTTTAACTTTAATCTGGTCGGGATTACTGGACTCGAACCAGCGACCTCGCGCCCCCCAGACGTGTGCGCTACCAACTGCGCTAAATCCCGAACTTATGCTTGCAAAAGCGAATGCAAAGGTACAAAGTTTTTTTGAACTAACAAATAAAAACACATGAATTTTTCAAAAATAAAGCAAACAAATGGGATTTTGAGTCTTATCATGCGAGAAATGGCGTTATAATACAGAGAAGAAAGGCATATTAATCCATACCAAAGCAATAATCTCACCTTTTCTTTACCTGATTATGCGATAGCGAGTGAGATGAATGAGGTTGATAAAATACTCTCATGGAATATCTTTAAAGAAGTTATTTCTCCAATTGTTCTAACGTGGCAATTTCCATTGGTGAGATTATTTTATTTTTAGCGAGAACGTAAACGTGAGTCCGTTATTACTCTCTACAGAGATGTTTCCACCATGCATCAATACAGCGTTTTTCACAATTGCCAATCCCAGTCCTGTTCCCCCCATAGAGCGGCTACGTCCTTTGTCTATTCTATAGAAACGCTCATAGATTCTGGGAAGATGCTCTGCGGCTATACCTTGACCATTGTCGTGGAATGTGAATTTCCAATAAGGCTCTTGTTTATGTGCAGAAATCTTGATGGTCGTGTTTTCCCCAGCATAGTTGATAGCATTGTCGAAAAGATTTCTGAAAATACTATATAATAGTGATGGGTTTCCGTAAACCCATATATCTTCAGGCAAACAATTGTGAAGAGTCATTTTTCGGTGTGATAGGGCAAGAGAAGTCTCTTGTGCTATTTCCGAAACCAAGATGGAAACGTTGATGTTTTCCTTCTCCAATACGTGTGGAGCATAATCCATCCTGTTAAGTGTCGAGATGTCTTGTAACAAAGCCGTGAGCCTTTGTGCCTGAGTTTGTGTGCGTGAGATGAAAAGGTGCCTTGTCTTCTCATCGATATTTGGATGGTCGAGTAGGGTTTCCGTATAACCGAGGATGCTTGCCACGGGCGTTTTCAGTTCATGGGCAATGTTGTGTGTGAGTTGCCTACGCATCTCGTTTTCCTTTGTTGCTTGCTCTCTACTGATTCTCTCATCCATTCTATGAGCATACCTTTTAAGGATATATGCCAAGATAATGAATATGATGATGGAAAATCCCAGCAAATGCCAATCGCTTGGTTCTCCGAAGGGTTGATTGATGTTTCTGTCATAGTCTTCAAAGACAATGAAAATGGCAGCGTAAATCATGAATATAGCCATGACGCTGAAAAACATCTTTCGTCCTTCGGATAAATTTTTCATGCTTCAAAGTAATAACCAAATCCTTGTCGTGTGATGATGTTTACCGCATATTCTCCCACTTTTTTCCGCAGTCGTGTGATGTTCACGTCCACGGTGCGGTCGGTTACGATAACGTCTTTTGGCCATATACGTTCTATGAGTTGCTGGCGAGAGAAGACATGTCCTTGTTCACTAATCAACAGTTTCAGTATCTCATATTCCGTTTTGGTCAGTTGCACGTCTTCACCGTCTATCGTAACGGTTTTGTTGTTCATGTTCAGGCTTAAACCTTTGTAATTGATGTTTTTCGATTCGTCCGAACACGTTCTGTTTATTACTGCCTTTACTCTTGCCAAGACCTCGCGCACGGAGAATGGTTTTGATATGTAATCATCCGCACCGAGTTGGAATCCCTTTAGCATGTCTTCTTCCGAATCTTTGGCGGTGATGAAGATGATGGGAACCATCCCCTTGATGTGGTTGGCGAGTTCAAACCCAGACATCCCCTCCATCATCACGTCAAGTAGCATTAGGTCGAACTTACTTTCTTGCAGAAGTTCCAACGCCTTTTCTGCGGAATAAGCCACTCTCGCTTCATATCCATTAACTTGCAGGTTAAAATACAAGATGTCGCATAGGTCTTTTTCATCATCTACGATAAGAATCTTTCTCATATTTTATGGGTCAGTAAGATTGAAGAATGATAGTTGTTGCAAAAATAGTTATTTTTTTTGAAATATAAACTTGATTGGCTTGATTTTAACGCAATCTTGCCTGCACCACATTCACCACATAATCTCCCAACTTCTCACATTCGTTGATGAAATCAATGTACATCACACCTACGGCATATTTGTATTGATGTTCTTCAAGCTTGTTGATATTTTCCGCTTTCACTCTATTGCGCATCGTATTGATGTCGTTTTCTATTCGATAGGTCTCCTCGATGGTATGGTTTTCACGGAATCCATTCATGACGAGATTCATTTGCGTAAGCGCTTCGTTGGTCAGTCTTGTCATCATGTTCAGTTGTATGTACTGATCTGCCGTAAAGTCTTTGTCTGTTTCTGTACGTCGGTTGAGGATGCGAGCCAGGTTATAGGATGAATCGGCGATACTTTCCAATTCTCCGATAGTTCTGAGCATGAGGTTGATTTTTGTCGTTGTCTCGTCTGATAAGGTAGATTCGCTCACCTGCTGTAAGAAATCAGCAATGTCTAATTCCACCTTGTCAGATTCGCCCTCAAGTTGTTCTACTTGTTTGAAAATTGTTGTTTGTTTGTCGTTATCCCTCTCGTTGAGCAGTGTCTCCACTATACCAAACATCTTCTGTATGTTTGCGGCATAGTTCACGATTTCCTTTTGAGCTTGCAAGACAGCGATTTCTGGTGTCTGTATCAAGTTTGAATGGATATATTTCAATTGTAGGATATTCTCATCAGATTCCTTTTGATTTTGGATGATTCTATTGCAAACCTTTTCTATCTGTGGTATAAATCCTATGAGCAATAGTGTGTTGGTGATGTTAAAACAAGTATGGAACATGGCCAATACGATAGGCAGTTTCTCGGCTTGTCCTCCTGCCGTTACATCGTACCCCGAAAGGTAACATACACCTTCTACGAAAGGATAGAAAACCAATAACACCCAAGTCACACCGATCACATTGAATATCAAGTGGGCGAGAGCTGCTCTTCGTGCCTGTCTGTTTGCGCCTAATGCAGCAAGATTGGCTGTGGCTGTTGTTCCGATGTTTTCACCCATCACCAATGCAATACCCATATATATTGGTAATACGCCGGTGGAACATAGCATGATGGTAATAGCCATTACCGCAGCTGATGACTGGACGATACACGTAATAATGGTACCTATCAGAAGGAATGCAATAATGGTGAGATGGCTTGACGTGTCAAACGAGGCGAAAAAGTTGACTACTGCTTCATTGTTTGCCAAGTCGAGTGATTTGCCTGACTGACTAAGCATGACCAAAGAGTAAAACATAAAAGCCACACCAAACAAAAACTCTCCCACGAAGCGATGCTTATGCCGATAGATGAGAATCATACCTATCAAGAATGCCGGGAAGACCACCGCCGTCAGGTCTAAGTTGTAACCTAAAGAAATAATCCATGCCGTGAGCGTGGTTCCTATATTGGCTCCCATGATGATGGAGATAGCCTGTGCCAATGTTAGTAAGCCTGCATTGACGAAAGACACTGTCATGACTGTGGTTGCGGATGATGATTGTACGGCACATGTCACCAATACGCCTGTTAGCATTCCTGTCCATCTGTTGGTAGTCATACTGGCAAGGATGTGTCGCAGTTGCGGACCTGCCATCTTTTGTAGAGATTCACTCATCAGTTTCATACCAAAGATGAGCAGACCAAGTGCCCCCAAAATCTTCATGGAGACCATCAAATAATCATTCGTATTATCCAT